TTAGAAATTGGCACCTATAGTCTTTTTTATTGGCCCATTGAGGCAAAAAAAAAGCTCATCCAAAAAGACAAGCCAAAAGAAAAAACACCGACTTCTTTTGTACTAATCTTAAAAGGATGAGTCAAGGGGAGAGAGTCTTGAAAAAACGGCGTGGCTATTTAAAACACTACAATGATGCAACAGTTGGCTTGTCTTTCCAGCAGCTTTTGATGAAAAAACGGCCCTATTCAATTTTGATTTTTTGGTACATTTTAGAGCGCTGCAATCAGGAAAGCTCACCAATAATTTCAATAACAATAAATGAATTAAGGTCACGTTTCCACCGCCGATCTGACGCGCTTCTCACAGATATCCTCAAATTATCAGAGGATGTTTCAACCTTAGCCTACACTTTAAATGGAGAAAACATTGAGATATCTATAGCTAACTATGCAGAATACCAAGAGAGTAGGGGTGGCAAAAGAGAGTCAAACAGTGGTGCAAAAGTGTCACCATTAAAGATAAAAGATAAAAGATTAAAGATTAAAGATGTCGGATTCACAATTCCAGATGATTGGATTGATGAGGCCTACTCTGTTTTTCCCAGAAAAGAGGGCAGGTCAAAAGGCTATCAAAAATTAAAGGCCACCATCAAAAACAAAGACCACTGGAATCAGTTTGTTTCTGCCCTTGAAAATTACATCAAAAAAATTGACGCGGAGAATCCAGAAATCAAGCACATAAAACTTTTCAGCACCTTTGTGAATTCATGGGAGGACTACCTCTCAGAAAATTTCACCCCTCCAAAGAAAAGTGCTGCACCAACAGGCATTGCAGTGATAAGGCAGCAAAATGGAAACTGACTCAACAGCCAAAAACAGATCACAGGACATGGGTGATCATTTCAACACAAGGGTGCAAAGAGGAGAGAATCTCTTGGGCTTTGGCATAGACTACTTGGATGATGCCCTCTATGGGATTTCCAGGAGTGATGTGATTTTAGTTGGTGCTGAGAGTGGAGCTGGAAAAACTCAGTTGGTCACAAACATTGCTTTGCACAATGTGGCACAAAAGAAACAAGTGCACTATTTTGCACTTGAGGCTGATGACATGGAAATTGAGGACAGGATCTGCTATCAGCTTTTTATTGAAAATCTCAAGGCTGACAAGATTTTTTCATGGCCAGAATATCAGGATTTTGCCCATGGCAGGCACAAATATCCTGTGCAAGATTTGCAGACTCAAAATCAATTCAAGCAAGATTTTAAAGGCCTCCACACTCTCTACAAAGAGGGTGACTACACTGTGGACAAATTCACAGCATCCTATGCTGACTCTGTTGCAAGGGGAGCTGAGTTGATCATTGTGGATCATGCTCACTATTTTGATTGGGGAGAAAAATCTGACTATGTGGGCTTGAGAGAAGTTGTGACCACTGCAAGAGACATGGCTTTGATCAGCAATGTGCCCTGCATTCTGGTCAGCCACATGAGAAAAACAGATCAATTCAATGCCTGCTATGCACCAGCAATTGAGGATTTTCATGGCACATCTGAGCTCTACAAAAGAGCCACCAAAGCACTCACCATGGGAAAAGGATCCTATGACCCAACATCAGGTCTTGGTGAAACATTCATCAATGTTGTCAAACAAAGATTTAATGGCCAGGTCACAAGAGTCACTGGAAAATTGCATTTTAATTACAACAAAACAACCTATGAGAGAGGCTATGAAATCGGGAGAGCTAACCAAAAACGTGGAAAAGAATTTGAAATATTTGAGCAAGATGTTATCCCAAAATGGTGTAAAAAATATGGATTCAGCAGAAATAATTTTAAAAATGTTTCAACAAAACCCAAGGTGGCTGCACAACAAGGACGCGCTAAACATATTCAAGCTCTGCCATACAAGGACAATTGACTGCTTGAAACCAGATGCAAAAAGAGCAAAATTTTATGATGATTGGAAAAAGGAATGGAGAAAACAATGGGACAAATGAAAGATGATTTTAAACTGAAATATTGCAGAGAACAAACAGTGGCCAGTGGTGAAATCTATGTTTTTGACAAAGTTGTTGATTCACAAGGCAGGCTTTATTGCTATAGGATTCTCAACTCACAAGACATGAAAAAAAAGTTTCCCAGAAAAGAGTATGAACAACAGGGGATCTCTTTGAATCATTCAGTCCAAGCGAATTGCTTTTAAAGTGGCAACATGTCCTGAGAAAATCATTGAAAATGAGATCCTTTGCTGGCTGCAATTTTTCCCACACGTTTTTGCTTGGAAAAACAACACAACAGGAATCTATGATCCCAAAAAAGAAAAGTTTAGAAAGCTCAAAGGTTTCAATATCACAGGAGCAAGTGACATCTTGGGGATTGTTGGGCAAAAGGGTGGTGGCAAAATGATGGCCATTGAGGTGAAAACACCAGAAAGCATCAAGAGGTGGAGGAGGCTCAATGATACAACTTTTCAACCAACATCAAAAAATTACAAAGACTTTAAAAGAGCAAAGGACCAGTGGGATTTTTTAGTGAAAATCAAAACAGCTGGTGGAATCGGTGGAGTGGTCTCATCACTTGATGAGGCAAAAGAAATTTTGGAGGAGTGGCTGTGAGCAAAAAGAAAGTGACAAAAAAGAAAATAGTTTTAAAAAAAATTGAGGACAAATATCACTGGAAACATGTGAGAATCTTGAGAGAGGCTCTTGCAAAAGCTGCCAACAAAATGCCTGGGCCATGGGCTGTGTATTTCAACACTCAGCTCCTGGAATTTGCAAAAGCAATCAAAGAGGATTGCAAATGTCCTGAGAGAGCCTATGTTGTTGTTGAAAAAATGGACGCTTGTCTTTTTTGTGGAGCAAGACATGAGCCTCATAAAAGAAAACATCTGAAACAGGTGAAATGAAATGAAAATAATTTATTTTGAGGGACTTTTTGGCAACATTTTTAAATGGCTTTGGCATGGGCAAATCAAGCACCTTGCTTTGAAATATCCAGATCTGACCATAGAGCGCCACCACTGGCTCTCAAAGAGGCCCATTGATGATCCTGATGTCATTGTGATTGGTCACAGCTTTGGTGCTGCAGCCGCGCTTAAAAACACTCTGAGGTGCAACACCATTTTTCTTTTTGATTGCAGAAATGGCTTTCTCACAAACTATGAAACAAACAATGAAAAAATTGCTTGTTATAATTATCACCAATCAAAACCTCTGAAAGGCTATCATGTTTTTGGTGCTGATAATTTTTTTGTGAAAGGCTCCTCACACTTAAAAATTGTGACAAACTATGAGGCCCACAAAGGAATTGTCAAAGCTATTGAGGAGGCCAAATGAGTTTTGAATTCATAGCATTTGCAATTGTGGCCATCATTTCATTTGTGATTGGCCTCACTATGGGCATAATATACGAATCAGATAAAAAAACACAAAAGCTTTTTGAGGAGGCATTGAATGAGCAACAAAAAATCAAAAACAAAACAAATTGTGCAGAAAAAACAGATGACTCAGACCAATGGGATCAGCTCATCAACTCAGCAGGCTCAATCACCTGATCAGAAAAAGCTTGAAATGCTCAGGACAAAAGTCATGGATGAGGCCATAAAACTTGCCCACAAAAAGGTGGGGCATATTGGCTATTTGGTTGACTATGCTTTGCAATATGAAACAATTATTTCAAATGGAATTGAAAAAAGAGCCTAGTCAAATAGGCCTCCATTTTAGGTCAATCAGGCCAGTCCTTTTAAATAGGGTGGATCCATCCTTTCACAATAGCAGATCTATAGGGAGCACAATGGTGCTCACCTGTCTTTTGAGAGATTGATTTAATTTTCAAGCATGCTATCCTTGCAAAAAAAGGGGAGAAAATATGAAATTTCTACTGACATTGACCATCACAATAATGCTTTTCGGCTCATTGGCACATTCAAGGATCCACGCTGTCCTGATCTCTGCCACAAAAACAGTGGCGCTTGCTGCCACACCTGAGCCACTTGCTGGTGTTGGTGTTTTTTCTGATGATCTTATTGTCCAAGCAAAGACAGCCAACACTCAACCTGTGTTTTTTGGGCCATGCTCTGGGACTCAAGACATTGAGCTTGCTGCAGGTGCATCAATTGGCATTTCAGAAATCACAAGTGTGAGGAGTGAGGTGGGAATTGACCTCAACAAGATCTGTTTGAAAGTTAGCGTCAATGGTGAGGCTGCAAGCATTTTATATACAAAAGTTGTTTCACAATAAGGGGCTTTAAGATGAAATTTTTAATTTTTCTATTCATATTTTCAACATCAATTTTTGCTGGAATCTCAATCACACCTCCCTCTGGTGGTGCTGGTGGAGCTGGCACAACTCAAAATTCAAATTTGGACATCATAGAGGGTGGTGACTGGTCTTTTGATGGCAATGATTTGATTCTATCAGCGGATGCCTACATTCAGCACCCACCTTTCCTTGATGATAGAAACACAATTGCGGCTCAGACTATTTCTTTGACAGCAGATCAAGTGGCCTATGTCGATGTCAATAAAACAACAGATTCACAAACAAATCTGACAGTGAATAAGGTTGATGTGGGCAGCTATGTTGAGGCTGATGATCGCTATGTTTTTTTAAGGAGACTTGGATCCAGCATCACAATTGCAGAGCAACAGGATTTTGAAACTACAGCCAATATGATTGGCTTTGGTGATCTGGCAAGCTGGAGAGCACAATCCTTTGTTGCAACAGCCTCTGAAAATTTAACTGAAATCAAAATGAAGTTTTTTAGAGAGGTTTCCTTGGTAGGACCTTTTAAAATAAAAATCCAAGCAGACTCTGCAGGGGATCCAAGTGGATCTGATCTTGAAGTGATCACAGTGACTGCTGGAGAGGTGGCAGCACTGCCCACCTCAGCAAGTGGTATCTATCAATCTTATCCAGCCGCAGGCACTCTGGCTCTAGTCAATGGCACAACCTATTGGATGGTCTATGATCCAGATTTCACAGCTGGAGGTTTTTTGAAAGTCGAGTATGGAGCAAGCAGTGGCTATGCAGGAGATTTTTTCACCTCAAGTGACAGTGGATCAACATGGTCAAATGCTGGCACTCTTGATCTGGCATTTGAAATCTTAAATGCCACAAGTGATGTTCGTGTCCAGATAGGCAAAAAGATGACTCTATTGTCTGGTGATTCAGCGCCCCTGTATAGTGGGACTCGCCCCTAAAGATTGGTTTTTTCTAATCTAATGGGAGCCATCTGAGCTCCCTTTTTCTTTGTCCTAAAATGAGAAAATAATTTATTTTGTGAGCTGGTCCCTATTCGTTATCGGCACATAAAAACTTTACTTAAATCCTCAAGGTTTCTGAGCAAATCCCGATTAGTTATATAACAAGGGAGAATCAAATGACTAATCTTTTAAAGCTCAATTCACCAATCCATGGAGAAATCTCAAGCCAAAAATGGGATCATGTTGTGGTCTCTGTTTCTGGTGGAAAAGACTCAGGAGCCCTGCTTGCATGGGCTGTTGAAAACTTTCCAAAAGAAAAATTGATTGCTGTCCACGCCATCATTGATATTGATTGGCACGAAACAATGGACATTGTGAAAGCTCACGCTGATCATTTTGGTGTTGAGCTTGTTTGTGTCCAGGCTGTTGACAAAAATGGTGAGAAAAAAGGTTTTATTGATCAGCTCTTGTCCCCAAGAGTGAATAGAAAAACTGGTGTTGTTGGTGAATATCAATTCCCTGGACCTGCACAGAGATGGTGCACTTCAATTTTAAAAACAGGACCGATTGACAAATATTGCAGAGCTCTCAAAGGAAACATCCTTGTGCTCATTGGTGAAAGAAGAGAGGAGTCCAGCAATAGAGCAAAACTTTCAGCTGTGAGACCTGATTCAAAAAATTCAAAAGCTGGCAGATCAATTGTGAAATATTCACCAATCCTTGATCTCTTGGAAAAAGATGTGTGGAAATTGACAGCTGAGCTCAGCATCCCAAAACACCCATGCTATGATTTGGGAATCAGCCGCGCGTCCTGTGCAATTTGTATTTTCTCAAGCAAAAAGGAAATTGCAATTGCTGCAATCCATGCTCCTGACATTGTGCAAAAATACATGGATGCTGAGGCAAAAATTCAACACTCATTCAGATACAAAAAAGCAACAAAGAAAACCCCTGAGCAAAAGCTTTCAATCAAAGATATTTTAGCAGAGCAAGGCATTTCTCTTGCTGAGGAGGAGTCATGATCTGCAAAAAATTGACTGTTTTGAGTTTTGGTGGTGGCCAGGACTCCACCACTATTCTGCAAAAAATAATTCATGATCCAGCTTTCAGAGCTCAGCATGTTTCCGGGCACTTGGTTGTGGTGATGAGTGACACTGGTGATGAGCACCCCAAAACCTATGAGCACACCAAAGCCATGCAGCTCCTGTGCATTGAGCACAACATTGATTTTTTCTTTCTCACTCCTGACATGGGTTTCCATTATGAAAAATGGAGAGATCTCAGATCCTTTTATGAAAGGACCAAAACCATTGGCTCCAAAGCATTCCCAAAGACCTGCACTGACAAGCTGAAAATCCAGCCCATTTATAAATTTTTGGAATTTTGGATTGGTGAAAATTATGGCTTTGATGTTGGCAGAAAAAAGGCTCTCTATGAGCTGGCTGAAAAGCATGGCAAAATCAAAGTCCTTTTGGGGATTGCAAGAGGTGAGGAGAGGAGAGCATCAGGCAATGACTGTGGCCCTCTGTGGATGCAAAGGACCATTGAGAAAGTCTATCCACTCATTGATGAGGGAATGGACAGAGCTGATTGCCAGGCCTACTTGAGAGATATTGGTGAGGTGGTCCCTCAGCCATCAAATTGCATGCTCTGCCCTTACATGAGCAAGGTGGAGCTTTTATGGCTATTCAGAAACCACCCCACAGATTTCAAAGAATGGGTGAGGCTTGAGGCTCAAAAGCTGGAAAAGCACAAAGAAAAGGGCTCAAAGAATTTGGGTGTCTTTGGTGTGAAAAATCTAGAGGTGATCTTGCAAGAGGCCATCACTGAGCATGGGCACATGACTGATGCTGATCTTGATGAATACAAGATGAGCCATGGCCACTGTGTGAAGTCAAAATTTTGACTATGGACAAATCTTGTCCAGCACTGCAAAGGCATCCAAAATCTGTGTTTTTTGGATGTTTGTTGCACTGAATGAAATAATGACCTCAATTTGCCCACCAGACGTTGCAGCAAGGGTGTCACTGTCCACAGCTGCAAGCTCTGCACTGATTTGCCCATTTGTTGGACCTCCCACCACAGCCACGTTGTCAGCTGGCACAGACTCTAGTTTTGAAATCACTGTTGTGCCTGCCTTAAAGCAGACCTGGATCTCTGTGAATCCAGTCAGATCAAAAGGCTTTCCAGTCTTTTCACTCTCCAAATCAATAATGAATGGTTGTCGCTCCCCTTGAATCACCTGAATCATTTTCTCTCCTCAACAATCAACCTGGCCAGTCAATGAGTCATCCTCACCGACTTTTCCAGATATTTGCTCATCATCACTCACTTTTGCTTTCAATGCATTGTCATCTTGCAGCGTTGCACCAATGGAATCATCATCACTCACTTTTGAACTAATGTCATCAGCATCCAGCACTATGGCTTTGATTGTGCCCTGCTGTGAGGATGCAAGCAAAGTGTCAATGGCTGAGGCCAGGTCATCTCTGTCAAACCTCTCATGGTCTGGCAAAAGGTCTGTGCTGGTTGTGAAAAGAGCGTCAGCAAAAACATCATATTCAACAGTCAGATAGGCTGTGTCTGGCATCAACACAGTGTCATCATAATGCCAACCATTTGAAACATGTGGCACACCAAAAGGACTCCCCACAATCTCAGCTCCTGTGGCTCCTCTGACAATTGCTCTCACAAATTTGTCAGTCACCCTAGTCTCAAGCAAAATGGCAAGTGGGATCTTTTCTCCCACTTTTAGATTTATGGCCAAAGCTCATCCCCTTTCAAGTTGACAAAGTCAGTCCAAGAAATGCCTCAATTTTATTTTTCAATTTCAACAACCTATTGTCATTCACAAAAGGGTTTAGTCCTGGCCCTGCATTATTCCACTCAGTTGGATTGTCTCTCAAATGTTGCAAAACTCTCCGCGCCACTCTGAGTGCACCATCATGAAAAGCATCATTCAGTGAAATTGGCAATCCATTTGAGTCAATATCATAGCCTTTTGCCCAAAGACCAATCACCCCTGATCTTTTCCCAGATCCATTGATGCCAAGGTCTAAGTTTTTAGCCCGATACTGCAGCAATATTTTTTCAATAAAAGGAAAAATTTCACTTTTTAGATTGTCGTTTTCATTATCCTCATTTGTCTGACTCACAAAGGTGGTGACATAATTATTGGTGGCGGTAGTTTGAGGTCCAGTCACATCAGTGCTGAAAAATATCTTGATGGCTGTCCCATCAATTTGGGTGTGTTTATAAATAGCCCCAAGTGTTGCATGCTCAACCAGACCACTGTGAAATTTTGAGGGATTTGTGATTGTTTTTGTGTAAGTCAATTCAGTGGCCATTATGCTGATGCTCCCAATCTCACAAGCAACATGCTGCGCCCTGTGAATTCAACAGTCCCACCTGTGACATTGGTTCTGATGTCAATGGCCTGAGTGCCATCCACTGAAATGATTCCAAGGGATTGAGCCGATCCTAAAAAATTCACACTCACCCCTTGAGTACTTCTTCTTGTTGCCTCATCAGCAACACCATCAACATACATGACCACCTCAGCCACCCTATTGTTTGTCACAATTTTTGTGTCTGCAGAAAACCAGACAGCATACCTGCCATCAACAGGGGTGAGAGTCATGCCTGTGATCATCACATCAGTATCAGATCCAGTTGAAAATAAAGTGTCTGTTTCAACAAAAGAGCTCAAGATCCCAGTGGCACTGTTTGAGGTGACTGTGAAAATCCACTCACCATTTGCTGTGTCCTTGTGTTGACACAGTGCCTTGATGACATCTTGAGGATTCAAAGTGATGACACTTGTGCCATCCTGCAGCTGAAAGTCAATTGGCTCAGAGGAGTCATTGATGACCTCAAAAGCTCTGCCCAGTTTTAAGGTTGTGGCAACAGGCAGTTTGACTTTGAAACCTGTGGCTGTGCCACCAACATCAACAAAAGTGTTGTCAGCTGCAACAAGAGCCCTTGTCCCATTCAGCGTTGTTGTCACAATTTCAGGAGGCAAAACACTGGTGGTCCTGAGCTCCTCTAGTGCCAATTTCACATTAGTGCTTGCACTTTTAAAAGTGGATCCACCATCAGCAAAGCCAACATCTTGTGCAGAGTATTTTCTCCAATCACTGGCAGTGTCACCAGCCCCCACCTTTTTCCAGATCAACTGGCCAGCAGCAAGAGTCTGACAATAGACTGTGTTGAATGGGAGCCCTTGCCCTATAGGACTTGTGGCCCCACCTGTATAGAAAGGGCCATCATTATCCTCATCAACAATCATCCCATCAGGGACTGAAAATGCTTTGTCAACGTCCAAGCGTCAACCCTCCATTAGTTTACAACAGTACGTCTTAGGGAAACGTGCACACCAGCTGTGGAGCTGGATGCTCTCAGTCTCACTGCCTGTGCAGCACCAACACCATTTAAATCAACAGTTAACACTAGGTTGAAATTTCCAAATTTAAGTTTTGCAAATTGAGTGTCATCAACAAGCGTTGCATCAGCACCAGCATGACCATTGTGAATTGCCACAATCTTGCTGGCTTTTTTATTGGCAGGTGTTGCCTCTTCAAAAGCTACAATCTCCCACTCAACCTGTTGAATGTCATCAGCAAGCACTGTGTCCAAGTCCTGCAGAGTGGTCACATTTGCAACATCAATCTGAGCTCCACCTGAAATGGTCTCAAGCTGTGTTTCGAGTGCTTGCAGAGCTGCTTTATTGGTTGAGGTGTCTGGAATAGTGATTCCTGTGAATGTGCCCAAATCAGTGGCATTCTCAGCCACCCCACTCAATGTGATTAGGTCATCAACATTTTGATCAGTCTCCTCATAGGCTGTTTCAATAGCCTGGAGAGCTGCTTTTGTGGTGACATTATCAGCAATGGTGGCACCTGTGAAAGTGCCATTGTCCACAGCACCTTGAGCAAGTCCACTTGCTGTTTGAATATCGTCTTGATTGCCAACAATTTTTTCAACAGCCTCCTCAACAGTGTCACCAATAGCAATTGTGCCGTTTGCTGCAGCATAGCCTGCAGACAATAGGCCTGGAGGCATCAAATCCCAATCAGCCAAAGCTCCTGCATTTGCAATTTTTCTGTAGAAATTCCCATCAGTCCTTTGGTATGTTGAGCCAATGGGAGCGGCATCCTGTGGCCCCGCGTCTCCACCAGGTGCTGCAGATCCGGCAATGGCTGACGACAGCAAAAGGCCATCAACGTCAAAAATATCCAATCCCTTTTCTACTCCAAAATTTGCTCTACTCATAATCTCTCCCCTTTAAAGTTTAAATCTCAAATAAGTCACAGCCACAGTCTCAGCCTCATTATTTGTGATTTTCAAATTGAAAATATTACTGATGATTTCTGTAGCCACTTGGATGCTAACATCATCCCCACTCCTGGCATAGACCTGATCTGAAATAGTCGAGTCACTTTTTTTTGCAAGCAGGCTCATTGATTTTATTTTGTTGGTTGTGGCATTTTCTATACTGAGTTGATAGGTGAGCGTTGAAAAGTCTGAATCAGCAAGTGAGTCCACTGCAAGCGTATTGCCAGCAGGAATCTGAATTGTCCTTTTGATCCAAGGCTGCTTGAGCCTTGCAACAGCTGCACCAGTCAATTTCTACCCTCTCAATTCTCTCAAGTGGTTTCTCAATTCAATCAAAGTCATTGACAGTGAGCCACCAGGATCTGATTTTCTGCCTGGTGAAATTTCATCATGCCCCACAAGCCAATCAATATCAAAGTCTGGATTGACATCAAGTCTCCACAAAATGAAGTTGATGAGAGATTTCTCCTGAGCTGGTGTGAATTTATGATATTTTCCAGGTGCTTGATTTGCAATTTTCAAAGGGATCTCTCTGATGGCATTATTTGGAATCTGCAATCCAAACCAACTTTTGCCATCCTTTTCCAGCTTTCCAGCATTGCAGATCTCCATGCCTAGACAATATCTGGAAACACCAGTCTTGCCTGCCCACGCGCTTTTGCCAGCATGCCAGGCAATCTCATCAAGCATTTGTGATTTTGCCTTATAGATGATCCCCTCAGAATCCATCACCAAACATCCAAGACCTTTTGAGGCCAAATGAGTGAGAGTGTTTTTGGCTGATTGAGCTCCTCTGTCAAATCTGCCAGCAGTATAGTGCACAACAAGTCCCTTTTCCTGGCCACTTTCAGTCAAATATTGACCATGTGTTTTGATGTCCACATCCACAACCTCAATTTGAGGGATCTCATAGAGGGGTTTTTTGCCACTTTCTGATGGTCTCACAGGCTCTTTGAGCTGCTTTTCTCTGATCATGTTTTGCACCCTTTCAAGCTCAGTTTCTGCAGCAAGATAGTTGGCCACCTTGTCAGCTGATTTTTTGTCAATTGAGGCTATGAATTCATAATAATTTTTGACAGCTCTCTCTTGCCTTTCCTTTGTTTTCAAAAAGTTTTTGATCATCCACATGATGAGTGGTCCTGCCAGACTTAAAACTGATCCAATTATTGACATCATTATTCAACTCCTCTGATTGGAATGCTATCATAGCCAAAAGTGACCATTTTGTGAAAGTTATCTGCATTTTGCTCATCAACAAAAAAGATTGTGCACTCACCAGGAGGCATCAAAAACACCCAATTTCTCTTGTCTTTTGGGACTCTGATCTCACAGCCAACAACCTTTGTGCTGATGACATTCCTGTTGAAATGAATGCTCTGGATGAGCCCTTTTTTTGCCTGACAGACTGAAGTCCCACCAAATTTTGTGGTCTCACCATTGCACATCACTGTGGCTGGCAATTTTTCTCTCTCAGAATCTATGGCAACAAGTCCCCAAGCATGCCTGCCTTTGTTTTTCTCATAGACACCAGCATCAAAAGGACAGGTTTTTTTGACCTCATGGAGCATTGTTGGCCAGACTTCAAATTCATAAAATCTTTTTGAAAACCAGCCACCATGTCTTTTTGGATTGGGTGTTTTCCACTCTCTATGGCATGACAGCACTGTGATCATGTCAGCTCTGCCAGGAGGCTCAATCCTGATTTTGTAGCCTCTTGATTGTGTGACAACTCCCATGCCAATGATGGTCTTGTGAGGCTGCCATTTTTTTCCATCCCAGATCTTGATTTTCATTTTCAAGTCTTTTTGATAGTCGATGTCTGTTGAAAGAATGGGTGCAATGTAGCCTGTTGATGCACAAGCAGTCAGCCACATAAAAATTGCTGTGAAAGCTATTCTTTTGAGTTGGATCAAGGCTCCTCCTATTGATTCCAAAAGTGATCAGGGACACATTAGCCCCTGATTTTTATTTTTTCAATGTTGGATTTTTAAGCTGTGGGAGCTGGTGCAGCATCTCCACCGATGACACCAATCACCCCAAGGAATGATGCAAGGTGCAAGACCATTGCAAGGCCAGCCTCAACTTTTGCCTCAAGGACATCATCAGCAATGTCATACTCAGCTTTGGCCCACACCATCAGATCAGATCTCTCTTGATCAGATAGGTCTTTGATTTCAGCAGGCACATTTTTGGCAGCTTGAATTGCTGGCAATAATTTCATCATAGGATCCATCAGATGTGGCAAATCATCCACTGCAATTTTGCCATCAGCTTGTGCTCCCTCATAGGATTTGTGCATTGACATTGCAAAGGCTAAAATTAGTTTCAAGCTGTCTGTATTCATTGGATCCCTCCCAAGGATTAGTTTTAATTTTCTTTTTTCAAATCATAAAGTCTGTTGTCAATAGTCTTGAGCATGCTCTTGATGTCATCAACACCTTTGTTGATGTTTGAAACCTCTGACATGACAAGCTCATGTTTTGTGTCCACATATTGCCTGACTTGGGACTCTGTTTCAAGGGCTTTGCTGTCCACATGGCCAAAAAGACTGATCATGAGAGCCACCATCCCTGAGCTCCCTCCCAGGAGCATCCCACTTTTTGCTGCTTTTGACTGCACAAACCACCCCAAAAGTTTTGGAATCAACATCCAATGTCTCCTCTCAACCCTATCATGAGTGAATCATAAATCATAAATCAACTGGATCAATGGATGGCTCAAAAGCATCCTTGATCAGGATATTCAAACAATCTTTTATTTCAGATGGTGTCATGGCTGGAGCACCATTCACAACTGTCACACAAGCGGCCATATTTGCAAGTCTTTCTGATTTTTTTGTGTCTCTAGTTGATTGCTCAGCAGCTTTGGCAGCATCCTCAACATCAGCTGTAGCATCTCCTGCACTGTCAATGACCAAAACCCCACTCACCACTTTCCAGCGCCTCATGTCTTTACCAGAAACATCAAAACATGATTGGCTCTCTATGCTTTCACAATGAGACTTTTTCACATAGACTGTTTTTGCTCCAACTTTCCCGACAGGGAAATAGTTGGCAAAAACAAACATTGGCACCAGCAAAACAAATAAAAACAATTTCATATTCAACATCCTTTATTTCCCCATACAAGTTATAGTGACACCAGCCTCAGTGGCCACTCCTGTGGAGGCCAAATAAACCCCCACGCCCATATTTGTGACATTTGGCACAGTTGTTGTGCAAGTAAATCCTGTCAAAGAGCCATTCATTGCTGCACAAGTGCACCTTGGGTTTGTTGACCAATAACTCCCAACCCAATTGATAGTCGCAAAATCTCCATTATTGGTCACAGATGTCACACAGCCACCATATTGAAAATCTAAAGCAGGAGCTGTCACAACACTGCTAACAAAAATAGTGCAAGACTTCATGTCATTGTCAGCTCCAGACCCTATTTTATTTTTCAGTCTGTCAATTATGTCAGCGAGAATGGGAGCGTCCGGAGAAGTCTGGGCCATTGTTGCAGCCCAAGTGCCTGCTGTTGTCTGATTTGATTTGAATCTGGCCAACATTCGGAAAGGCACATCTGTCCTGGCAGCTGTTGAATAGATTCCATCATCATCACTTGTTGCATCAATAGCCACAGTTGTGATCCTTGAGGACTCATCTTTGAGAGCACTTGAGACAGCCAGCTCAACAACACCAGCATTGTTGAGTGCATAGAGATAGATGAAACCATCAGTGGCGTCAACATGGCCCAAGGTGGCCCCACTTGGGATCACTATGGTCCTGGCAGAGCTCACAGTCCTGATATTATAGGCTCCATTTGCTGCAACAAGATTTCTGAATGCTATTTTGACAAGATTCCCACTTGTCGGATCTGTTGTGCCATCGGCCACTTTTAGATCAATAGTCAACGCTGAGGCTGCAACACTTGAGTCAAAGCCAGCATTTTCAATCAGTGCAGCTGCATTCCCTGACAAATCCAGAATTGACTGAAAGCCAATTCCATCATCAGAAACCTGCATTTTTGAGGTGGCTTGATCCCACTTTAAAAGGCCTGAGCCCATCTGGATCTCTTTGTCCACCCCTGCATTTTGATCACCAAGGATCAAAGTATTGTCTTGGATTTTTGCTGCAAAAGAAATGCTGCAAGCAAATAATATTGCCAACAATAGTGTCAATTTTCCTGTGAATGTTTTCATGTTTGTGCTCCCTCACCTATCATTGGTTGAATTTTGTTATGCCTGTTATTTTCAATGTTGATGCATAATTGGCACCAGCAATGTTTGTTGAAACATATTGCAATTGGCCTGCAGCTGTCACACTGAAAGTCACCCCAGCATCATCCAAAACAGATGTTAGAGAGATTCTCCATGCATCATCGGCTGTGTCATGGGACAAATAAACTGTGCCAATCTCTTGAGTGTTGGATGAATCGGTCTGTCTATGGAGATCAAATTCAAGTTTTGCTGCTTTAAAATCAACCTTGTCTATAAGGACACCAGTCACATCTTGAGGAGTGCCCTCATTATTGTTGACCGATTGACTCAATTGAGTGCCACCAAGACCAATGGCTGAATTGATTGCCCTAGTCAGCTGATCAGAGTCATTTTTTGAAAGAGCCTCATGAGCCTCAATGAAAACAGCCAAATTCTCCTGGACATCATTCATCCAATCATCTGTGATTGTTGTGGCTGGAATCCCTAGACTCGGATTTCCCTCGGTGAAAAGCTCAGTTATTGTTGCCCCTGGTCCATCAATTCTATGCATGGCTCAATCTCCCTATCAACTAAATGTGAAAGTAGCACAGCTCTGTGCTGGCTTCAATTTTCTTATTGTGCACTCAATCAGAGGATTAGTGAACAACACCAAAGGCTGTCCAACCTCCTCCCCTACTTCTAATATTTCAGCAGCTGTGGCTGGCATTTCTGTGTTGAAACAAAATCTCCACCCCACATTTCTCAGCTGGTTTCCCACAGTCTCCCCAACTTGCAAGGATTCGTCAAAATAATTTGTGAGAGAATCACCAACAGTGGCTCTCCCCACCACACAATTGACGCGGTTTTCCACTGTTATCACATGGCCCAATTGCAGGCCCAAAAATTCATAAAAGGTTTTTGAAAGACCACCAACATTGGTCATCTTTTGGACTATCTGATTGATTCTCTCATCAAGAGTCTGGACATCAGGTGTGCATTCATCAGGCAGAGCAAAGACTCTCTCAAAATCTGTGAGCAATTCACTTGTTGTCCTTGGATCAACCTCAACAAGCATGTCATTGATTCTGTCCTCAACTCTGCAGAGCTCCTCAGCAAGAGCCTTTAAAAGAGCCATAAAAATTGGCTGAGATCTGGGCTGCCAAAGCCTCCCTTTTGGGAGCAAATTGATCAACAGATCTTTATATTTTTCAATGCCTGCAGGTGTGGCCATCTATTCTCCCCTATGCCAAAGTCTGAAAAGTAATTGTGCCCAATGTGAGCAATCCACCCTCAACAGCTTGTGGATCTGTGGCTGGACTCACAATCACATGATCCTCCTCACCACTGGCAATTGAGATGGCCTCATTGAGTTTTGAAAGTGCAATTGTGCCATCAAATTGCACACCCAATCCAACTTGCTCAGGATCCACTGCATTTCTGACTTGGGCCTCTCTGAAAACAACATCCTCAATTTCTGCAGTCACAGCAGCTCTGACAGCCAATGTGTTGGGCTTTATTGAAATGGTCATGTCCAGGACACTTTCATTTGGTGCAAATGTTGTGAGATCAGCATTGATTGGCTTTAAAAGCACAACAGCATCCTGGACCTCAGTGACTTTGGCTGGACTTGGAATGATTGACGCTGGTGCATTTCCATCTTCAACAAAAGTCAGCCCCACCTCTCCCTGAGATGCAAAAAGATTGGGCAGCACCCAGACTCTTGTGACTCCTGTGACTGTTTTTGCAAAAGCAATGTAATCATGCACAGTCCCCCCTGATGGTGGCTGCTGGAGCCTTTCAAGGACTCTGGTCCTGTAGTCCTCAAGCTCCTCTTGATCCTCACCCTCAGTGGCTGTTGTTGTCACTGTGGCATCAGTCTCAACATTTGCAACAGGACTCAAAAGACTCACTGTTGAGGAGTCTGCCAGATTCCCATTCTCACCAGCCTCTGATGCAATGATCACAGTGTTGATGGTCTCAGCTCCCACTGATGTGATTTCTGTTTCTATAGTATATTGAAAGCCATCAGATCTCTGATAGACAGTGCCAACAATCAAGGTGGCCACACCTGTGAAAACAATGTCCACATTCAACCTTGCAAAAGTGGCATCATTTCTGGGCACATTGTAGAGAGTCCCCCACCTGATAACAGTGGCCTCATCACCTGTGTCTGGAAAAAATTTCTCTTCAATTCCATTTTGAATGTTTCCATGAAGAGTGTGAGAGGCTCCACCAAGAGCTTTTGAGATCACCTCCTCAAAGGATCTCCTCAAAATAGCTTGCAGCTGCAGGCCTGATTTGATGTCTGCTTTGATCCTGTCAACAATTGTGCTCAATGCTGGTCTTGAAAATGGCATCAGATCCCCCCACTTATTTTAAGTGACTGCCCATCCCAAGCAAATTTGAAAGGAATGTCATCCCCACTTGGTTTTTGTATTTCTACTCTGCCAACAATCTCCTCAGAGTCAACAATCTCAGATGAAACAACAATGGATTCAGCAATGCCATCATCAATCATCCACTGCATGCTTTCTTTTAAAGCATCCTCAATTCTCAACGCTGTGGCTGAATTTGTTTTTGCTCTCTCAATGGTCCAAAGTCTTGATCCAATAAAATCATCAGTGGGCTCAGAGATTAGATCTGCCCACCAACCCTTGCTGTCTGTTTCAAAGGCTTTCAAAGCCTCAAGCTCAACAAATCTGTCTGAGAATGCAGAAATGAAAACAGGTGTTTCAAGGCCATCATCAAATTTGATCTGGCCACTTTCTATCACAAGATCTGGGCACTCTTGATTTTTGTCTGCCCAAAAAAATCCTACTCCACCCATTCAATCACCTCACAAAGTCTGATTTGGTGCATTTGTTGTGATCCCAGTCTCTGGATGAGTGTGAGAATTGAAAGTTGATTTGATGTCAGCAAGATCAGTCCCCCCACCTTTCACATTTGCACTTGTTTCAATATTCACTGTTGAGGAGACAGCAGCTCCACCAATCCCTGAGAATCCAAGAGCTGAAAGGATTCCATTGATTGTTGCAGTCAGTGCCACTGTCAATGTGTCCAACATGCTCACTGCACCAGTCAAAAGACTTGTGCCAATGACTGTCAGATCTCCCATAACTTTCAAATTTCCACTCATTTCAACCTCTGGACATGTAATTGTGACTTTTGTGGCTGCAATTACATCCACTAGACCCCCCTTTTTGAGGTGTATTTTGGTCCCATCATCAGTGTATATTGCACACTCACCCTTTTCTAGTCCTGTCAGTCTTGAATCTCTATGGTCAACAGCAATCATGAGCCCATGCTCTCTATTGCCACCAGGGAAAACAGTCACACATTCAGAGCCATCAGGTGGCACACCTGTGAAACCAAAGTTTTGAAATCTCTCAATGTTATCCCTATTCTCACCAGCCAGAAAGCTGGCTTTTGCTGTTTGAATTCCACCAGAATCATTGATTGATTCAATCACTCCCCTGGCAATGGCCATCATGATCCTTGTTTTTATTGGCTCAATAGCCCTTGAAATAAGATTCATCAATGCCTGACTCATTATTTTTTTCCTTTTCTGTTGGCACCAATTCGATTCAATAGATCATCTTTTGGATTTTTGTTGATCACTGGCTCAGGTGAAAAGCTATTTTTTGGCACCAAAGTCAGATCAGTTGTTGTCCCTGAATTGCTTTGAGAATGTGCCACAGTAGTGATGAGCATGTCATTGAAAAGCCCTAGAAATTTTGAATGAATATGCACAAGCTGATTTTCAGCCCAAAGAGATTTGTCCTCCTGTCTCCACCCTTGCACAGACAAGCTCACTCCTGTGCTCTTTGCAATCCTTGAGGTGGCCTCCCACTCAGCTCTGTCTTTGGCTTGATCTGCAGTCACAGATCCCTCAGCTATGATGATTTTTGGCCTTTTCCTGGTGATTCCAGCATCCTGTGCTTTTCCCTCTGGCTGAGAGGCATTGGTCCCACTGAAATTGATGCCTCCCTGAGATTGGCCTTTGACTATGTATTCACTGAATCTTTCAGACACATCAATGGAGATGGATCCTGAAAGAATATTGATGTCCTCAGTGAGCTGAGTCCTTGATCTTGTGGATCCAGCTCTGGTGAGATTGATGTTTCCAAAGTTGGTTGAAACCCAGAAAAACCCCTGCAGTCTTGCAGCTCTATTCAAAGCCTCAAAGACACTCTCACTGGGCTTGATTGCAAATTTGGTGATGATTTTTGGTGTCACTGAAATCAAAACCTTGATTCCAAATGGAGCCACCAATTTTTCAGCAAGATCTTTGAGCTCAATGTTGTTGAATTCAGCCTCACAGTCACAACTCGAATCAATCAAGTCCCCTGCCAAAGATCTGCCTTGCACAGAAAAGGATCTCTCCCCTGCTGAAAATCCAGCATCAAGAGCATCAATCCTGCCTGTGAGCACCCTCTCACTGCCAATGTTGATTTTGACAAATTCACCTGGCTTGATTGGCCAATTCTCATCACTGGCCTCATATTTGTCATCTATTTCAAGAGAAAATTCATCAGCAATGGATTCAAGGTTTTTCCTGACAGTGACTGATTTCCAGCCCTCAAAAACTCTGCCCCCACTGAGAAAAACAGTCACAGCATCAGGCAACACTTGTCCTTTTTGTGTTGCTCTGAAAGAATTCTCAGCCACTTGAAACCTCAATCTCAACACCACCAGACACAAATCCTGGGTGATCAATATCATTTTGCTCTAAGATCTCAGCCTCTTTTTCAAGGTTGTGAAATAGGTCATGGGCAATCACAAGTGCTGGCATTGTTTTGGGAGGAGTGAATTTGATCAGCTCCCCAAGGCCCAAGGGTGGCAGTGCTTTGGTGAGTGAGCTCTGCAGATCCTGGATGTTTTGGAAAAGATCATCCCCAAGACCATCAACATTGAGCTGCACATCAAAATTTTCAACAATCCTATCTCTCACAGAGATGGCATCATTTGCTGAAATAAAGTCTGAGTTGACTGCTGTTTTTGCTTGCACTGAAAGGCCTTGCTGCTGGCCAATGTTGAAAATTGCATCAGAATTTTTTTGTGTCTGCACAGCTGAGGCTGAGCTTGAAATGATGGGATCAAATGGTCCAAATGAGCCAATAAAAACCCCAAGGATTCTTTCTCCTGTCCTGGGATCCTCATCAAATTCATTGAAAAGAGCATCAAAAACACCTTGTATTTTTGCAGCCAATTCTCCTGGCTTGCTGATCAGATCATTGATTGATGCTTTGTAATTTGAAATTGCAAAAGTTAGATTTGCCACAGGCTCAGTCACCTTTTTGATGGCTGAATCCATGTCATCACCCAATTGATTGAGCTTTGCTGTGGAGTCATTTATGACTTGAGCTGGCTGATTTGAGGCATCAAAGGCCTTTTCAAAAGCAGATCTTGAATCAACCTGGACAATATCTGCCTGATCAAGCGTTGTTGTCAGAGCATCATCATCAGCAAGAGGGAAAATGATTTCACCAGTCTCAGTGAATTCAACAGAAAACTTTGCAAGCCTGCCATCTCCCTTTGATTCTGATAGGGAAACACTGCCCACCTGCACTTGTTTTTTTCCCAAATAAGGGTGGATGAGCTCACCAGATCCCTCTTTTTCAAGAGCATCAAGCAAGGCATCTCTTTGCTGAAAATAGTCATCACCAAGGACAATCATCTCAACAGAGAAAGTCCTGATTTTTCTGCCCATGTCCTCAGATCTTGATTTGTCTCTCTGAGGGAATTCATGATCAGCCTTTCTCCTGCCTGTGGAGAGGCTGTGTGACTCTATGAGAAAAGGGACCTGTCTGAATTCACCTTTTTGGAGCCTCTGAGCCCATGCTCCCAAGGTTGTCTTTGCTATTCCCATCTATAGGAGCCCTCCCTGCAAGCCAGTGTTGAGAGTCAATGGAGCTGTGCCTGATGTTTTGGTCCTGACTCCCTTGGTGTCTCCCTTGAGTGTGATTTCCACAGCTGCATTGTTGGTGGCTGTTGTGCTGGTGGATCCTGTGGCTGCATTTCTCACAGCTTTTTTTGCACCAACATCTGGCCCAAGAGCTCCACCTGCTTTTTTCTTTTCATCATCCCCACCAAAGCCAAAGAATGTTTTCCCAACTTTTGCAATTGTGCCAAAAAATCCTTTCCCAGACTTAAAGGCACCAACCAGCTTGTCCCATGCAAAAAATGCTCTTGCAAGGATGGCAACAAGCGCCACCACTGCAGCCACAATGAGCCACACTGGTGCTGTGATGACAGCCATGACAGTGGCAATCCCAATCATGGCTGCTTTCACAAAAGCAAGCACTGGCAGCAAGGCAGCAAAGACTGTGCTGAAAACCCCAAAGATCCAAATCACTGGCCCTGCAACAGCTGCAAAAGCTGCCACAGCCAATCCAAATTTCAACATGGCTGGACTGGTCCTGGAGACAGCTGTGAAAAAATCAGTGAGACCTTTTGCAACATCAACAACAAATTCAAGCAATCCACTATTTGCAATTGAAATGGCCATTGCCTCAAAAGCAGAGTTGAATTTTGCAAAAGCACCAACAGCACCACGCTGCATGTTTTTTTGCATTTCTTTGGTCACACCATTTGATTTGAGTAATATTTTATTGAAAGCCTCAATGGGATTTTTCCCATCTTTCATTGCTTGAGCCATCAAGCTGGCTCCACCAGCAATCCCCCTTTTCCCAAAAAGCTCATTGAGCACAGCAAGCTGATCACCCTTGTTGAGATTTCCAAGAGCTGGCCCAAGCTCTGTGAGAATTGCACCAGCACCTTTCATTGAGCCATCTGCATTGACCACTGCAATGCCCATTTGTTGCATCATCTTTGCAGCTTTGGCTGATGGTGCAGCAATTTTCACAAGCATGTTTTTCATTGTTGTGCCTGCCTGTGATGCCTGGATCCCCATGTTTCCAAGCATCCCTGTGAATGCTGCAGTCTGCTCAAGTGTTAAGCCATAGGCCTTTGCAATAGGAGCTGCCTGAGCAAAGGACTCTCTCATCATGTCAACACTCACGTTGGAATTTCTTGCAGTATTTGAAAGCACATCAGCAATTCTTGTGGCATCACTTGCCTCAAGACCAAATTGTTTCATAGTCTTTGCAATAATATCAGCACCATCTGCAAGCTCAAGCCCATTGGCTGTTGCAAAAGCAAGTGAGATGCCTGTCATTTTCATGATTTGTTGTGTTTTAAAGCCAGATCTTGCAAGCACAGCCATTGCATCAGCTGCTTGAGTGGCACTGAATTCTGTTGTGGCACCAAGTCTTTTTGCCTCAGTTTACAACAGCTTGAAATTTGCTGTGGCTTTTCCACCAATTAAAGTCCCTGAGATTGCACCAACCTTGTTCATTGATTTCTGAAAATTGACAGCCATTTTGATGAATGCTGCACCCGCAAGAGCAACAGGAGCTGTCATGCCCATTGTCATGCTCCTGCCCACACCCCGCATTTTTTTGCCCATTTTAGAGAGAGATCTCCTGAGCTTTTCTGTCTTTTTTTGCATGATTGCAAAGGCAGTTGATGCTCTCCTGGCTGCCCTTGATAGTTTTGGAAATTTACTTTTCACTCTTTGGAGGACTTTTGAAATCCTATCAACAGCACCAATGGTGACAAAAGTTGGAATTCTTTGAGCCATTTCTCATCCCCCTTAGATTTGGCCTGCCTTGGATCTTGCCTCAGCAATCTCATCTGCCTGATCATACCAAAATGTCAGCCTCAAATCATCCAAATCATAAAGCTCTACTGGCCCCCAGTGGAAAATTGTGGCAATCAATACAATCGAGTTTTTCCAGTCTCCTGGCCACTGTCCAAAAAATCACCAACAACCTCAACCAAAGCCATGGCATCCTCAGCATCAAGCTCTTTGATGAGTGCTGGTGGATGGCCACTGATTCTCTGAGCAATTCCCAAAAGCTCTTTCATTGTTGGATTTGCAGACAAGTGCTCAATGTGTTTTGCCTTTGGTCTGGTGAGAGTAACCTCTGAAATAGTCTCCTCACCCCACTCAATTGGCTCAAACAATTTGACTGTGATTGATTTTGCTTTTTTAGATTTCTTTTTTTTTGCTGATGATCCTGTCATCTGGCTCCTCCTGTATTCCCTGACTCATTTCAGAAAAATGGTTTTTTGATTAGGTCCTTATCGGACCTCCTCAGCGCTTATTGCCTCAAATCTGCATTGGATCTCACCCTCAGATGTGGACACATCACCATCAGCAGCATAGAAAGCATTTCTAAAAACAATAACTTTATTTCCAACAGCAAGCTCAAGGGTGATGGTGGCATCAGTTATGGCCTGAAAACCCTCCAAATCAAGGTCTGGACTGTCAGTGATGGCTCCCTCAAGGAAAACCGCTTTTGGCTCCTCTTTGTAGCCATGAATAGCATCAGCGCCTATCACACTCTCCCTTTTCACAGGATTGATGTTATAGGTGAATTCACCTTTTGCTTGAAAAATTTCAGCGTCAACTTTGAGGAGGATTATGCCTCCAACTCTTCTACTTGCCATTTTTAAAATCTCCCCTGTCTTAAATTAAAGTAAAAATTGAAATTGCACACCTGCAACGCGGAGTTGATTGGCCAAATCTGGGCCCAACCTGTAGTCTAAACGTGTTGGATCTGCAGCATTTCTTTCAACTATGATGTCATTTTTGAATTGCTCAGCACCCTCAACAAGTCCAAGCTCCTCCCACAGTCTGAAACGTGCAATGGCCTCAGCCTTTCCAATTTTTGGTGAGATCACGCGCTGGCCTGGTCCCACTCTTGTGCCATCATCCACCAATTTGTGGCGGCTGAATTTGACAAGATGATTCACTCTGAAATCAAATCTCAAATATGAAAGGGTGAGTTTTGGATTCAAATCAGCCAAAGACTCATCAGCAGCTGCAAAATCATTTTCAACTCTGGTGGTCCTCATTCTTTCAATTTGAGCAAAACCATTTGGATCAAGATTAAATGTGCTGGATCCAGCTTTCAACATCTGATCTCTCTCACTGAAAGAGAAAAATTCAGCGTCCTTTGGAGCTTTCACCTGGGTAAAATCAACAGTCTGGAAAGGCAGTGCAGGATCATTCTGAGCCTCTCTTGCAATGATTGCAGCCATATTTGCTGCCCATTCCCATGTGGGAGTTGGCCCTGCAATATTCATCACTGACTCTTGCTCATTGTTTCTGCTATCTAAAAAAGTAATATGTGTAGAGAAAGATTCTTTTTTGGCAAAATACACATGACCATCATTGGCTCTTATTGGCCCCCATCGGTCCTGCATTTCCACTTGGAAAAGATTCAAATTGGCAGCATCAGAGTAGGCAATCACAATTTCATGAAATTGAGTCTCACCCATTGCTGTGATAACAGCTGCCACACTTGGATTTGTTGCACCACTGGCCATTGCCACAATTGTTGTTGTGATTCCAACAGGCAGCTCCTGGCCCACATAGAAATTTTCTCGAATATCAATATCATTGCCAGTCACACCACCATTTTTTGCAGTGATGTCCATTTGGTCTGCATTTCCACCATTGACCAGTGCTGTGACATAGGCATCAGCATCAGCATTCACTGATGCAATGAGTGCTGTGATGATTGCAGCCTCTGTGTCTGCTGAATCAACAGCCACCTTGTATTCTCTGCCACCAATCATGACAACCAATGTGCCATCAGCTGTTGGTGCAGTCACAATTTCATAGGAGCCCGATGCTTTGACAGCTCCACCATCATCATCAAGTGCAATTGCACTGACTGAGTTGATTTTATTTTCACCAAAATGGACGCTTGCCATTCCTGAAAGAATTGATCCAGGGCCATAAAACTCACGCGCTTGTGAATCACTGGAAAGCAGATCAATTGTGCCAGCTGCTTTTGTGCCTGCAGCCAATCGGCTGCCCACAAGCAAAACTTTGTGAGGTTGAATATTTGGACCTTGATTTGCCTTACTGGGATCAACCTCAGTATAGACACCAGGGACTTTCACACCAGTTGGCACTTGTAGAAATGAAATAGCCATTTTTAGCTCTCCTCTTTTTGATCAAGACTTTTTGATTCTTTTTTCTTTGAGTTGATTTTCTTTTTCACAACATTGTTTTCGATTTTATTGTTTTCGACTTTGACACAATCACCATCTCTGAGTCTCCTCAGCCAATATTGACTTGGTGGCACAGAATAGGTCTTTTCACATTCCATCAGAGCCATAGTTTTTGGATCTCTAATCTTGAGGCCTGATTTTATTTTGATAGTTAAATTAAAGTCTTTGCTCATAATAAAATCCTATCCTTAATTTTAAGGGATGACAACCACATCTGTGGCCTCATCAATATTGTCTGGACTTTCATTTCCTGGATCACTGCCATCATGTCCAACAGACCAGTCAATCTCTGCAGACTTAAAGTCAGTCACGTTGGCTTGCTTGTCAATTGATTCTGGTGCACTGGTGTAGTGTGTTGTTTGATAGATTAGCCTTGCTGAGCCAATGGGTGTTTCACCATCTCCCTCATAGGCAAATTCAACAGATGCCAGATTCACCTCATCCACAGTGCAATTCAGAGTGTCATCTCTTGAGAGCTCACACTCAATTTTTTCAGCAATGTCATCAATGATGTCCTCAAGCAAATCACAACCATCATCCTCAATGGGATCCTCTGGACCTTTTGCAATGACTTCAATGGCCCAATTGATGGTTCTTTTCCACTCTTTGGGAGCCTCATTGAAAACATCAAGATCCTCAGACCTTGCATAGATCAAAATTATTGGCAAATCCTCAGCCCAACTTGCTGTTGATTGATTTGTGTAGACTCTGCCCTCAGCCAAAGTCTTGTTTTTGAGAATAGATTGGATCGCTTTTCTGATTTTTTTTCTTTGTGAGGACACTATTCACACCCAACTTTGTGCAGCAAGCAAGACACAGCTGCTGTGCCATCCTCTTGAGCGTCCACAATTCTGTATTTTATTTTCCTGATGATCACAATGTCATTTTTTTTTGGCTTAGATCTCAGGTCTTTGACTCTAAAATCAACAACAGGATGATTGCTGGCAACAATTTGCTCAGTGTCTGGATCGACTTGTTGGAATTGATCAGAAAAAATCCCTCTGATTGAATAGGATCCTCCTGCTTTTGGTCTATAGGTGACTGATTCACCAATACATGATTCAGCCACATCCACAATGCCATCAGCAAGAGATTGAAAGTCCATAGGAGGCATTTAAAACCCCCCTTTAATTAGGCTCTTTCCAGTTTGACAAGGATGAATTGACCAGCAGCTGCACCCTTTGTTTCCAAAGCAATTCCAGCAGCAATGTCACCCAATGTTGTGGCAACACAATCTTGAGCTGTAGCATCAAAGTCAACTTTGTCACCCTCATTGACTGCAGTGGCTGCATCAAGAGCAAGTTTCATCACTCCCTCAACAACAAAGCCAGTTTTTTCACCAGCAGCTGCAGTGTTTTGAGCAAATCCAAGCATTGCTGAAATCACATAGCCATTTCCACTGACAACACCTCCACCAGGAGCTGTCAAATCAACGATATTTCCAGGCTGCACATAATTTTTCATAATTTATTTCTCCCAAAAGTTTAGTTATTAGACACCAGCGTTTTTGAATAGGCCTCTGAAATCAATTGCTTTTGCTGCCACATCTAAGCGGCCTTTAATTTCAACACCCTCAACATCAAAGCCATTTCTGGATTCAATGACTGGGCCTGACTCACCCTCAAGCCTGGCAAGCTCAATCATGTCCAGCTGATCAAGGCTGGCCATTGCATACCATGCAGTGGCAGAGCTGTCCTCAAGGCGCGGCTCAATTCCCATTTGCAATGGAGTCCTGCCAGCAGAGCTGAATGGGCTCACTGTGCTCACACTATTTGGTGTGATTGATGCAAGTAGCTTTTCCATTGTTGTCTCAAGAGATTGTGGACCAAAGATCCACATTGGCACAATGCTGATTTTTTGACCATCAAGGCCAACTTGAGAGCGCATCAATTGGCGCATTTCACTCAAGGTTGTGTCTGATGGCACACCAGCTGTCCCAAGGTTTCCATGGTCTGCATGGAAAAGTGCAGTGGTATCACCCATTGCAGCATTTGCATTGATGATCCCCCACACCAAATCATTTTCAAGATCTGATGCTCTACGTCCCATCATCTGGGCAGCTCTGTCAAAAGCACCAAGGTCATCATTGATTAGCATTTGACGAGAAAAACAAATTATTTTTGCATAGGTTTTGAGGCTGTATTTTTCAGCTGCCTCAGATACTGTCCCACGCTTGATTTCAGATTTCTCTGGCACAAGCTCAAGAGCCTCTCCCTCACCAAGTTGAGTCCTGCTGATTTCTTTGAAATCTGCAACAGTGACCTCTCTTGTGAATGGGCTGAAAGTGCGCGGTGCTTGTGTGTAGCCCTGGCGCAAAGATTTATTTGCAACATTTGCCAAAATTTCTGGAAAGTCACTGGTTGTATGACCAGCACGTTTGTTGTTTAGAGCAATGTCTGCCACTTGATGGCCAGGCATTCCTTTTGTGTTGATGCCCTGAGCATTCAACACTGATCTTGCAAGATCAAGAGAGCTCATGAAAGCAAATTCACGCCCCTCATCAACAAGCTCTTTTTGTTGACCAATTTTGTGGAGCATTGACATTTCAACACCACGTTTCACAGAGTCCAAGGGATCTCTTGTAATTGTCGCGTCAACATTGTCAGCGCGGGTGTCTTTGTCTGCATTTTTCTCTGCAATTTTGTCAATGACCAAAGTCCGGACCTCATCAGCAGTTTTGTCATCATCAATCCACCCATCTGCAAGAGTTGAATCAACACCAGCTTTTCGGACAGTCTCACGAATGTCTTTGGCTCTTTTTTTCTCGGCTGCTTTTGCATCTTTGATCTTTTGATCCATGTTTTGGTCCCCCGTTTTTTGGCTAACATCTAATGTTTGACCATTTTTCTGGTCTTTGTCAATAGCCCTTTGGTCATCACTGACTTTCTGATCAACAGTCTTGTCAGTTTCAATGGGCTCATCATTGCTTTTTTGTTTTTTGTTGTCCACTGATCTTTGTGTGTCATCATCATTTTGATCAACAGCATCAATGATTGTGTCATCATCGGTGCTTGTTTCAATGATCTCAGCATCTCTCCTGATGATTGTGCAGTCCATAGATCCAAAAGATCTTAAAACCTGACTGTCTTTGTCTGCAGGAATGTTCACAAGACTGATTTCAAGTGGCTCCCAATCGGTGGCTCTGAAAACACTCAGGCCATCAGATGGCTTTTCAAGCTCTTGGAAATTGTGGACTCTATAGCCCACACTGATGTTGTTGATGATTCCATCTCTGACATCTTTCCAAATTGGCTCAACAGATTCTCTCTCTGAAAATCGGACTTTTGCAAAACCTTTTCCATCCTCAATCCAGGCTTTTTCAACAACCCCTATTGAATCCTCAAGGGATCCACTTGCATGATTGTTGAGGAGAGGAGCTCCCTGTTTCATTCTTTCCATTCTGATTGAGCTCTTTTTCATGGAAAGCTCTTCAAAAAAATCTGGACCAAAGAAACCAGACCTTTTGACTCTGGCTCCTGTTGAAAACACAACAATTGCAGTCCTTTTGTCCACATCAATTTTTTTAGATTCAATTTTTGATTTTCTGCAGACTGCTGGAATTGCAATATTTTCTTTTTTGATTCCCATGGATTCCCCTCACTTATTATTCATCATCTTGAGTTGTTTTTGTGTCGTCGTCAACAGGCTCCTCAATTGATTTGCCTGAGCCATCTGTCTTTCTCGGATCACTGTCCAGTATTAGATCCAAAGAGTCAATTTGCTCATTGTCTTTTTGCATCTCCTCAAAATGAGTTTTTGGATCCTGACCATTTTGCCTGATCACCTCACTTAGTGTCATGAAACCACTTCTCACTGCATTTTTCAATGCTGGAATCTCTTTGGTGGGATCAACCAGCTGTCTGGCTGGTGGAGTCCAGATTGCCCTGGCACCTTTTGTGTTTTGGCCAATCAACTCAGCACCAGAAAGAAACCAGGAAAATGCTGGATTCAAAAATTGTGGGATCATGATCTGGTGTTGCCATGTGTCTATGTTTCTATTCATTTCTATTTTTCCCATCCTTGCAGATGAGAAATTTGTTTGACTCAAATCCCCTGTGAGTGATTCATAGGTGATCCCAAGTCCTGCTGATATTGAATGCAGCATGGCATTCACATAGGATGCATAGCCCTCTTTTGATGGTGGACTGGCAAGTTTGACATCTTTCCCTGGTGGCAAAATCTCAATGAGACCTGGCTCCATTTTTTCACCAAGAGCCTCAGCTTGCTCCTCCTCTGTGAGGCTGTCATCAACACCCTCAAGATCTTTCACAAAAGCACAAAACATTGAGGCCACTTTTTGCCTGACAAGCTCAGCGTCCTCAAACTCATCAAGGTCTCTGAGCCTGATCATGATGGGAGCCATCCAAGGCACACCCCTCAATTGTCCAGGCCTATCAACTCTATATATATGAGCAATCTCATCAATTGGAATGCTGACAGTTTCAAATGCTGAGGACAGAGTGGTGACATCAAAAGATCCTGGGTGAGTTTTGAATAGATGATAGGCAATTTTTTTGCCAGTCATCTTGTCAAATTCAATCCCATGCAAGATTGTGTTTCCATTTTTTAAAGTCCCTGAGAGCCTTTGTGAATCAATAAAGTCTGATTCAAGGACCTGCAGCTGGACTGGTGGAACTTCAAAACCTCTCACAGCTTGTCTTTTCACTTTCCTGAGCCTGACAACAACCTCACCACCCTCAGCCACTGATCTCATGACCAATCTCTGCAAGCCTTTCAGGTCATGCTTTCCCTCAAAGTCACATGCTGTTGTGCTTGCCCATGCTTTCCACATGTCATTGAGCCTTATTTCTCTGCCCTTTGCTCCTGAGCCATCAACTCTGATTTGTGTCTGGATGCCTTTTCCAACAACATTTGCTGTGATAACTTGCAGCCCTCTTGCAGCCCAAGGATTGTTTCTCACCATGTCTCTTGATCTGTCTCTGAGTTTTGACAAAGCTGAAAGAATCTCAGCATTTGCATCAGTTGTGTGAGTTTTCCAGCCATCGGTCCTGCGCCCAACAGTTGCACCCTCATATTTTCTTTTGATAACATTTGAGGCAAATTTAAATTGCAGCCTTTTCATTTTTGCTTTTGGTGAAAAAAATCCTATTGCCTCATCAAGCCATGTTGAATTTGCTTGTCTTGTTTTTTTTGCCATCTCAGCACCCCAGACCTTTGTTTGTTTTCACAAAAACTCTTGAGATCTTTTTGACACAACCAAGAGCTTTTCTCATCTCATTTCTCAAGATCAGCATTTCATTTAAAGTCCGATACCTGATTTCCTTGTCTTGATATTTGACCTCAAGGACACCCTTTGCAATGGCCTCCTCAAGTGCAGTCAATTGCTCCATTGTCCAGCTTGTTGATGCCATGATCACTCCCCTATTTCACAGAAATCTGCTTTTTCTACGCTTTAAAACCTTTTTTTCAGCCTTTTCTAGTTCTTTTTTCTCACTTTTGATTGGCTTTGTCACTTGATTCAAGCCTATCTCATTTTCCAATTTGGTCCAATGGTGGTCTTGAAACCTATCAATGCCACACATTGCAGCACCAACTCTGGCCATGATCCTGCAATCAAGAGCCTCATTTCTATCTCTGGTCTTTTCCCATTCAAATTTTTTGACAGCTTTTGCCCATCTGATGATCAATTGCTCAGCAGTGAGCATTTTAAAAAACTCCTCATCATATTCAGGGAAATGACTCCACCCATAGGGGGGAGAATCACCCTCATCTGGACTGGGCATTTTCAACCAACCATAGAGCTCTTGTTTTGCAATGGATACTCCTATGCTGAAAACCCTCATCCCTCTTGAGATCCTCCTGCCACTGATTGTGACATCCACTGTGGATGGCAATCCCACCAACACTGAGGCTGTGTGAGATCCTTTGGTGGCTCTGACTTTTGTGATTGGAAATTGTCTGCACCAGGCATAGACAACATTTGTGTTGTAGCCTGAATCAACACACATCATCCTCAAAGGCTGATCAATTTTTCCATTGACCCAGGTTTCCCTGGTGAGTTTTTCCAACTCAAGCCATGGCCCTGTTTTGTGGTCACTGGTGTCACCATGGAAAACCCTATAGTCAATTGACCAGCTTTCCATGTTTCGACCAAAGCCCACAATCTCAACCTCAAGTCTATCTTTTTGCACATCACAACCTGCACAGATCATGAGCACCCCTTTTGGGACTGTGTTGATTTCATATGACTCTCTTCTTTCATAGAGCCTTTTCCAATCAGGAGCGTCACCCTTGTCTTTCCAGGTCTCACCAAGGACAGTGTTGACAAAAGTCCTCAGCTTTTCACTGTTGCTTTGAGCTTTGATCCAATCCTTTGCAAGCTCTCCCCAACTAATCCAGCCCACAGGAGAATAGAGGGAGCTCAAATGATAGCCTGTGACTTTTGGATCTGCATTTTCAGGAGCCATTTGTCTCCACTCTCCTGCAGCAAGCATCTTTGTCTTTTGCCAATTTTCTATGGCCTCCTCACAAATTTCACAAATGTAGACAGCCTCTGTTGGTTTTCCTTTTGGCCATTTTATTTGAGGCCATTTGAGCCATTGCATGCCATCACAATGTGGGCATGGTACAAAATATTTTTTTTGATCAGTGAGCTCATAGGCGGCCTCAATTTTTGACCTGCCCTCAATGGTGGGAGTTGAGACCTTGAATTTTTTTCTCTTTGAGAAAGTCCTGGTCCTTGCCTCAGCAAGATCAATAGGAGATCCCTCTCCACCACAATCATCAGTGTAGGCATCAATCTCATCTAAAAAAATGTATCTCACAGGGGATGATCTCAAGCCTACTGGACTGTTGGATCCAGTCATGATCAAAAGGCCACCTGGATATTCTTTGGTGAGGACAGTGTTTCCTGAGTCTCTTGCTTTGGCATCTTTGACTTTCTCTTTTAGTGATGGGCACTCCTCAATCAATGGAGCAATCCTTTGCTTTGAGTGTCTTTTTGCAAGCTCCACTGTTGGCTGGATCACCATCATTGGGCCTGGTGCTTGATCAATTACATAGCCCACCCAATTATTGCCACACTCAGTGCCACCAATCTGAGCACCTTTCATGAAAGTGATGTCCTCAACAATTGAGGTTGTTGACAGATCATCCATTATTTCTTTTAAAAATGGAGTCCTTGATGTCCTCCAAAATCCAGGCTCAGCTGAGGCTTTTTGGCTCAGGATTCTATTTTGATCTGCCCATTCACTGACAGTCAAAATTGGATCTGGCTTGATTCCATTCCAAAAATTTTGCTCATAGACTTCTATTGCCACTCAGAGTCCCAAATGATTGTGACATTTTTTCCCATTGAGAGCCCATCTGGTGAAATATATTTTCTGCCTATTCCTGCCAAATCATCAAGAGAGACCTCAAGTCTCCTCTCAATGTCAGCCTCATAGACCAGCTCTGAGCAATAGAGATCCTTGATCCCAAGATTGAATTGCTGATCATATTTTATTTTGTTTTCAAAAAAACTAAGTGCTGCAGGAATCACAATCTCATCAATGTATTGCTGCCCAAAGTCTGAGCATCTTGCAATGGCCACTCTGTCTGACTCTTTGCAGGTCTCAAAAAAATGTCTCTTGATGCAATTGTCATGAGTCATTTCTATTGTTTCAAAGCCTTGATCTGGGTGTTTCCCAATGCACAAAGCTGCATGTGTGAACGTGCCACCAATGAGTTTTGTGGTCAGCTTTTTTTTGTCAGTGCAGAGAATGATGTCCCCTGGTTTTAAAACCATGTGGCCTGCATGATATTGATGGCCAGTCATGGTGGTGTAATATGTTGTAAATCTAATGAAAGGAATGAAGTGCAGCAAGAGCCATGAATAGATCTTTGTCTGCATTGCCCAGATCATTATTTTTCTCATGAGATCCCCCTCAGAAATTTTTCAAAACAGCAAATCCATATTTGACCATTGAATCTGAAAAATTTGTGCCATCTGGAAAGTTGAGCTCAGCCACCCATCTGTATTTTCCATGCTTAACTGTGTCCATTGAGAAATTTCCACCATGGGTTTCAAACAATTCTTTTGCAAATGTGGTGGCCAATAGTCCAGCCAACTTTGTGTCTCCTCTGGGCTCAGGAGCGTCAATCCTTGCAAGCCTGATTGTGACATCTAGAAAAACATTGAAACCCATGTCAACTTTGACCTCTACAGTGTCACCATCAATCACTCTTTTCAGCTCACAGCTGTGAAAATGCCATTTCATTTTTTCTCCCCTGTTGAAAGCTCCTCAAGAGCTTTGGTCAATTCAGCATTCAAAATATTTTCCACTTTATGTGGATCTGTTTCGGCTGCCAACTCATGAGCAATCCTATTTGGAATATTGAGAATGTTGTTTCTCACCTTTCTGCCAGTGTCAAAGGCTTGTGTTTTCACCTTTTCAACATCAACCAATTTCCCTGATTGCTCAAGATATTTCAATTCTGAAATCTGAGCTTTAAAAACTTTTTCTTTTCTTTCAGCCTCACCAAGAGTCATGTTTTCAACAGATTTGTCCATTGATGATTTTGTCTTGATAGCTTTTGCCTCAAGAGCTCTGTTGGCTTGCAGCCTTTTCAAGCCACTCATATTTTCAGTCCACTCAATAGAGGAGATGGTGAAATCAATCTTTGGAATTTTGCTGATGGGATCCTCAATGGTTGAGACTTTCCCACTCTTGATTGCAGAGTAGACTGTGGCCCTGGCAACATTCATCCTCTTTGCAAATTCAGTGACTGAGATGATCTCTTTTTCTGTATTCATGGAGCCACCAAAATGACGCTGAGCTGAAAACGTAGGGCTCTCAAAAAATGGGAAACTAGCGTTTTGTCGCGCCTTTCAGCACC